AGGGGCGTTGGGCCGGTGTTCAGCAATCCGCCCGCCAAGGAGCCAAGGCCGGTGGTGCCGGAAATCGCCAGCTGTACCATGTCTCCCACCACGCCCAGTACGCTCAGCAGGTTCTGGAATCCCTGCTGTCGGCGGGCTGCCTGGGCCTGCTCCTGCTGCGAGTAATACCCGTGGAGCGTGTCCAACCGGTCCAGATACCCCAGATACTGCTGGTAGTCCTGCTGCGCTGCGGCGTTGTAGGCTTCGCCCATCCGGTCCAGCTGGTCGTAGTAGTGTTCCATCTGCTGGTCATAGCGGTCCTGGGCACCGCGTTCCAGGGTGTTCAGCTGTTCCAGCTGGCTCTCCATCGCCTCCCCCTCGCTGGTATAGGTATCCAGCGCCAGACTGTACAGGGTGGGGATCGCGCTGTTCAGTCCATTGATCTGCTGCTGATACGCCTGCTGTGCTGCGCTGGCGGCATAGCTGGAGCCGTATCCTCCGGTCAGCGCTGCTGCCTGCGCCGCCGCATCTGCACTGGCATTCTGGGCGTTCTGGGTATACGCCTGGGCATACTGGCGGTACAGCGGGTCCTGCTGGTAATGATACCGGAAGCTCTCCCGCCCCATCAGCTTCTCCAACAGTTGGTCCATGCGCTCCTGATGGGCGCTTTCATACCCCGCAGGCCGCTGGCCTTGCATCTGCTGCAGCTGCTGGGCCGCTTGCTGCACGGTCTGACTGGGCCTGTACTGTGCGCCCGCCAGCGCCTGTTCCACCTCCTGGCGGCTGTCCAATCCTTGGGTGTCGTACCCTTCCTTCTCTCGTTTTTTGCTTGCTGCCATTGCTGGCCCTCCTTTTCAGTTTCCGAGTCTGGTCCGCAGGGCTTCGGACAGGTTTTCTGCGTCCAGGTTGCTCAGGATATATTGCAGCTGCTCCTGCAGCTGGTACAGATAACTGCGCAGCGCCCGGGCATCGCCAGGGTCCATTTTCTCGCTGAGCTTGGGCAGCCCCAGCTGCCCCAGTCCGTTCAAGCTTGCCATACTCCCTCCTCCTGCTGCTGCATCTGATGTCCCCGGGACGGCGCCAGGGTGCGGGCCACCGCATGCAGGGTGATCTGTCCGGTGCCCCGCAGCCGCAGCCCACGTCATAGCTGCCGGTGCCAGGGGCCGCAAAGAGCTGTCCCACCGTTTCCCAGCTGCCGCCATCGTAGCAGACGGCCAGCTCTACCCGGCTGGGCACCGCTGCGCTGAGCCGCACGGTCCACCGTGAGAGATACCTCTCCTCTGCATCGTCCAGCCCCTGTTCCCCGGTCTCCAGCGCAAAGGGGATGCAGCTTTCCTCCCCCTGCGGGTCTGGTTCCCGGCGGGCATCCGCCGCCCACAGCGCCTCTCCGTCCCAAAAATACAGCTGGCTCCCGCTCCCGGCCATCCGCTGGGCGGCAGGGTCCTCCTGATGCCAAAGCCCCTTTTCCGCATCGTAGACCAGCATCCGGCGCTGGGTGGTCCCGCCCCGGGTGCGGGTCAGCTGTAGATAGTACCGCCCGTCCAGGCTTCCCCCTTCGGCACTGTCCACATGGTCCAGTGCGGCGGAGTCCAGCTGCGCCGAGATGCGCACCGGCAGGCTGCCGTCCCAGGCCATGATCCCCCCTGCTGAGAGATAATACAGCGTCTCATCCATCACACAAAGGCTGCGGGCCGCATTTTTGGCCACGCCCCTGCACCGCAGCGTGCTGAGCTGAAAATCCGACGGCCTTGCACCGTAGATCTTGTGCAGAACATTCTCTTTGAAAAACAGTACGCTGCCCATGCAGCTGGCTGCTCCGGTAAACGCGCCGTCGGTGCCCACCGTGACTGCATAGCTGTCAGCGGCGATGCCCCGGTAGCTGTACCAGTTGGTGGGGTCGCCCAGCTTGCAGCTATAGATCACATTTTCCTTGCTGGAACAGCCCCACACTCGGTTGTCGCACTCGGTCAAAAACTCCATATCCGGGATGCGCCGCTCCATCCTGATCTTTTCTGCCGCCGGACAGGGCAGGGTCTGTTTTCCGTCCAGGCTGGTCCATTGGGCAGCGCCCGGCGTGCAGACCAACCGTCCATAATACCGCTCTCCCTGCGGAAGTGCCTTTATCACCATCCAATCTTCTTCCACCGCATACAGGATCTGGTCTCCGTCCAGCTGCTCCCACTGGCCGGCAGCCCCTGTCGGCACACCGGTCAGGGTCACAGTGTCCCATTGATGGAACAGCTTGCCCAGCCCCTTGGCCCGGATGCGGCAGTATTCCAGCGTCACCGCCGACCAGTTGCCGGAGGTCGCACTGTAGATCTCCAGCCCGCCGTCCTGCCGCCAGGGGGTTTCCGTATTCCGTGTTTTCAAAAACACCTGTCCATCCGATGGATTTTCCGGCTCGGTCTCTCCATAGCTGTGCACCGCATACACCCTGCCTGCTCCATCGCAGGGGGCAAACTCGATGCTCTGGGCGTTTTCGCTCTGCCACAGCGCACCCAAAGGGGTCAGCTGACCGGTCGCCGTATCAAAAGCCGCCTTGTCCGGAAAGATCAGCACCTTGGCGCCCAGACCTACCAGGGTCTTGGGTCCATCGGTCAGCGCCTGGGGCAGGGTCACTTCCTCCCCCTGTTCCGGTATATAGTGCAGGTCCCGGCCGCACACAGCCAAAAGACCGCTGCGGCAGTACAGTCCGTTTACATCCCGCAATGTCCGCAAGCGGCAGCGGGGCGGCCGTGTGCTCAGCGCCGGAAAATCCCGTGCAGAAAAATTCTCTCCTGCCGCATACTCTGCCTCTGTACAAGCGTACCCCTCATTCAGTCCCCCAAAGGCCCGCAGCAGTCTGCGGTCGTTTTTCAAACCCGGACGTTGTGCCAATTCCATATTCTCACCCCCTTACCAGCGCCAGCGGACCTGGCTGCAAGGCGGGTATGTGCGGCGCATCCAGGCCCGAAATTCTGCCAGGATCGCCTGATACTGTGCCCTCTCCCCCGCATAGCGGTCTGCTTCCCCCAGCGCTCCATCGATCTGCGCACAGAGATAGTGAGGGTACAGCCCATCATAGGGCGCGGGGACCAGCAGTACATCCTCCTCCCGAAGTCCATCGTCCCAGGCCAGGTCTGCCCCCTGCGTCCTTTCTTCCGGCCTTTTGCTGCGGGCAAATACCTGACAGCGCAGGGTTCCATCCAGATCCCGCAGCCAGTGCTGTAAAGTCAATGCCGGGATACGGCTGCCCGGGCGCAGCTGCTGGGTCTGTTCCAGCGCTTGTCCTACCGTCATCCATGGGCCTCCTTTCTTAAAAAGCCCCGGCGGACCTCCCGCCGGGGCCATTGTGTCGTTACTGTGCGGCGTTCTCCGCTGCGGCGATCCGGGCAGCGGTCCGCTCGTCCTGCATCTGGCTGTGCTCCAGCACCTCCGCCACCTCGGGCGGTACCTGCACCTCAACGCCGCGGCGGATCTTGTAATTCACGCCGTTGACACTGACGAACAGGTCCCCCTTGTAGCGGCCGTTATCCTGGAACAAGCGGATGCGCACGCTCTTTTGCTGTTTTTCCATGGCATCCTCCTTAGTTGGCTGCGGCGGCGTTCGAGTAGCTGGACACACTCTCGACGCGCACCATATAGTCCCCCCCCAGCCGCTCGGCGCCCCGCATCCCCTTCCAGCCCACCGAAGCCCGCTGGTTCAGGGGATCATCGCCATAGCCCAGCTGCTTGACAATATGTTCCAGGCCACCGCCCTCCAGCTCGGTGACGCCATACGCATGGGCGCCCAGCACCAGGGTGCCAAATACCGCCAGGTGGCCGCTGCTCCCGTCCGACGGACAGGTATCATCCTTCCAGATCTTGGCCTCACTGGTCTCCACGAACCGGATATTGCCCAGCTTGCCGATCTCGCCCCGGTACATGGCCTCCGGGTCGGCATATTTGTGGGCTTCGATCCACTCCTTGCTGGTCTTGAGGTCATAGGCTGCATAGGGATGGATGATGGCAATGTAGCTGTCCCCGATGGGGTCTGCGTTCATTGCGCCCAGCTGCGCCGCCGCCTGGAAGAACAGCTTCGGGGTCAGGGTGCAGCTGGTGTCCAGTGCCTTGCGGCTGGTCACAGGAGTCTCGGCCCCGTCCGGACCCAGTTTCGGGGCATAGAGCACATTGGTGCCGCCCGCCAGCACATCCCGGGTGATGCTGTCCATGGTGCGCCCTGCCTGGCTGGCCAGCACACGGGTGGCCTGCACCACGTTGTTGTCAATGGCCGTCATCTGCAGCACGTCGGTCAGCGGGGTCCAGCCGCCGTACTGGTGCAGGTCGCTGGTAATGGTGCTGACGGTCAGTGCCTGGCCATCAGGAGTCACACCCTCCGTCAGCGGGGTAGAGGCTTTCGGCAGGCTGTCATACTTGCGGAACTCGATGCTCTTGCCGCCATTCTGGGGCACAGGGTAGTAATCCGCAAACTGGTCGTGGACCAGCCGGGGCTCTGCCTGGTCGATGAGGCGCTTTTCGTAAAAAGTCTTCATCTCTGCCGTCATGGTCGCCGTGGTGTTCTCCAGGCTGGAGGCGGCATCCGCAAAATACTGCAGGTTCAGGGTCTTGGTATCCATCGCATAACTTCCTTTCTGTTTTTGTTGGGCCGCCCAAAGGGCTGCCCTGTGGTCATAGCTCGATACGGGCGCCGTGCAGCGCCTTGCGCTCCAGTTCTTCCCGCTGGGTCCGGGTCATCCGGGACACATCCGGCCCCGCAGCGACTGCCGGGCCGGGGTTCGTCCCATTTTCTGCCGGACGGGCACTGCGCTGGCGGATGCGCTCCACCACACCTTGCTCCACGGCCTGCGCTGTGCGCTGCATCGCATCGTTGTAGGGGCCCCGTCTC